GAAGAAAGATTTGGGATGTTGGCGTAAAGCTTGCCAGCGCCGATCTAAACGCTTACGTTAGCGAACAGGTCATTTACTATTACGAGGATGCCGCAGCCCGCACAGCGGCCATAGGGACACCTTCTCAGGGGCTTATGAGCTACCGCGCCGATGTCAACATTGTTGAGGGGTACAATGGCACACGCTGGGTCAACATGAACGGCAAGCAGGAACTCAACACGCAGGCCGGCACAGCTTACGCAATTACAACCTCAGACATTAGCAGGCTAGTTAGGTTTACTTCAGGCAGCGCAGTCAACGTCACTCTCGGCACAGGGATTGCTAGTCCAGGTGAGCGCGTGGAAATCTTACAAGACGGCGCAGGGACTGTCACGCTATCGGCGGGGACTGGGGTTTTAATCTTTGGTGCAGGGACAGCCGGCACTGCCTACACGCTAGGGCTTTATGAAGCCGCTTCTATTTATTGCGTCAGCTCAAACAGCTATCGAGTTATCGGAAATGTGAGGGCCGTATAGTGTCTTGGAAACAATGGGCAATTGCCGAGGAAGTCAAGTTTGATGAATTCCAAAATCTGATTCAAGATCAGGTCATTCAGGTTTACGCAAACTCAACGGCTAGAGGCTCAGCACTAGGTACAGCAGTCACCGCTGGAATGTTTGCACACTTGCTAGACACTAGCTCCACAGAGTATTACAACGGCACAGTTTGGGTAAGCGTTAGCAACCCTGGGGACATCACAGACGTAACCGCAGGGACTGCGCTAACAGGCGGAGGCACTAGCGGTGCAGTGACCCTGAATGTCAACCTAGAGGCTGTCACAATTCCTCTAAGTCAGATAAACGCAGGGCTTGCAACCGGAGTAGCAACCTTTTTAGAAACTCCGACCTCTGCCAACTTGCGCACTGTCGTAACCGATGAGACTGGCACTGGCGCTCTAGTATTCGCAACCTCCCCAACTTTTGCTGGAACAGTAACTGGCAACCCAGCCGATGCAACTACTGCAAGCGCAGCAGCTGGGTTCGGTTACACCGGCATACCGCAGAACGCCACAACGACAGGTGCTTATACACTCGTGGCCGCTGACGCTGGCCGACACATTTATGCCTCAGCCACACGCACAACAACCATCCCGGCCAACTCTGCCGTCGCTCTACCCATTGGAACAACTGTGGTATTTGTAGCAGGCACTGGCGCAACTATGACAATAGCCATAACCACCGACACTCTTATACTGGCTGGCCCAGGAACGACTGGCTCACGAACTCTCGCACCCTTTGGAATTGCTACGGCTGTCAAGATAACGGCCACTAGCTGGCTGATTTCTGGTAACGGCCTAACCTAATGTCTGGTGTTCTCGGTGCGTTGCTGGCTAGTCGCTTTGGCATAGTCCCGCTAACCGTTGACTTCCTAGTTATTGCAGCTGGCGGTGGTGGTGGGTCTTCAAAAACTGGTGAGGGCGGTGGCGGCGGTGGTGGTGGCGGTGCTTATAGAGCTTCAACAGGGACTTCAGGCGGAGGAGCAAGTGCTGAGTCTGCTTTGACGCTTGCGGTTTCTACAAACTACACAGTAACTGTTGGCGCTGGCGGTGCTGGAACAGCGACGCCAAGTACAAGTGGGGCAAATGGTTCAAACAGTATTTTTGCAAGCATTACTTCCACCGGTGGTGGTGGTGGTGGAGGAACGCTAGGTAAATCCGGGCTTTCTGGCGGTTCAGGTGGCGGCGGTGCTTGGACAAATGGAGCAGCTGGAGCAAGAACTGTAAACCAAGGGTTCTCAGGTCAAGTAGGTAGCGTTGGTAATCTTTCAGTTGGTGGTGGCGGCGGTGGCGGCGCTGGTGAAGCTGGAGGAACGGATGGGCCTACATTCGGTGGAGACGGAGTGGCTTCTTCAATCACAGGAACTTCAGTAACTCTTGCTGGCGGCGGTGGCGGTGGACTGTTTGATTCGGGGGTATCAAACAACTCAGGGTCTGGTGGAGGTGGTAAAGGCGGAAATCAAAATCGAACACCGGTTGACCAATCTACTGCGGGCATCATAAACACTGGCGGTGGCGGCGGTGGTGGTTATGGGGCATCTGCAACAGCTTCTAGCTCTGGAGGAAGTGGGGTAATATTTATTAAATACCCAGACACATTTACAATTTACGTCGGTGCTGGTCTAACCTCAAGCACACCTGCTGCAAGTGGCGGATTTAAGGTTACAACATTTACAGCAGGAACTGGTAACGTAAGCTTCGCTTAAGGAAAGGAAACAGGTTGGCGCATTATGCTTTTTTAGACGAGAACAACATTGTCACCGAGGTAATCGTCGGGCGCAATGAAGATGAAGTTATAGACGGCATCTCAGACTGGGAAGCTTACTATGGTGAGTTTAGTGGCCAGTCTTGCGTAAGAACTTCCTACAACGCAACCATCCGTAAGAACTACGCTGGTATAGGATTTACGTTTGATGCAGAACTAGATGCGTTTATCCCGCCAAAACCTTATGACTCTTGGCTACTAGACGAGGAGACCGCACAATGGGCAGCTCCGGTTGCTTACCCAGAAGGTGGACTTATCTATCAGTGGGATGAATCAGTAATGGATTGGGTAGGAATTCAGTTTGGACTAGATAGCTAATGCCAATCCCTCTAGGCATACTTGCTTCGGCAGGCGGTACAGCTGCTGGCATAGTAGCTACAGGCGGCACAATCACAACTGTTGGCGGTTTTAAGATTCACACCTTTAACAGCTCAGGTACATTTACAGTTACCAGCGGTTCGGGAAATGTTGAGTATTTAGTTGTCGCTGGTGGCGGTGGCGGTGGCTGTCTTGGTGGAGGCGGTGGTGGAGGAGGTTACAAAACAGCAACAGGTTTTCAGGTATCGCCTCAAGGATATACAGTGACTGTCGGAGCTGGCGGAGCTGGGGCTGCAAATCAAAATACACAGCCCAGCAATGGATCTAACTCTGTCTTTTCGACTGTCACTTCCACAGGTGGTGGCGCAGGTGGAACTTTAGTAACAGTAGGTGCAAATGGTGGTTCTGGTGGTGGTGGCGCAATTGCGTCTGGAGGAACAGCTGGCGGCTCAGCCTCGCCTTCTGGTCAAGGTAACGCCGGAGGTTCAGGAACTCAAGGCGGCATTCCGCAGACCTACAGCGGTGGTGGTGGTGGTGGTGCAAACGCAGTCGGTGCTAATGGTATTGCTTTGGGTGCTGCTGGTGCAGGTGGCGCTGGTAGTGCATCTTCTATAACAGGAACTTCTATTACCAGAGCTGGTGGCGGTGGTGGTGGTGCAGGTAAGGAACCCGGCGGTCTAAACAATTCGGCTGGCACTGGTGGCGCAGGTGGAGGCGGTGCTGGAGGTGCTAGGGCAGTTGGAACTGCTGGTTCAGCAAACACAGGTGGAGGCGGTGGAGCAGGTGGTTACGAAGGTCAGGCTTCTGGTTTTTCGGCTGGGGCAGCAGGCGGCTCAGGCATCGTAATCATTAGGTATGCAGCATGATGAAAGGTCGGGACTAATTGGCACACTTTGCAGAACTAGACGAAAACAACATCGTCACTAGGGTTTTAGTCACTGATAACTCCTTTACTCACGAAGGCTACGATTGGTTGATTGACACACTCGGCGGCACTTGGATTCAAACCAGCTACAACGCAAGCATTCGGTTCAACTTTGCGGGGATAGGATTTAGCTACGACCCAGAGTTGGACGCATTTATTGCACCGCAACCTTATGAGTCTTGGGTGCTTGTTGAGCAAACTGCACAATGGACAGCACCAGTTCCCTACCCTACAGACGGACTGATGTATTCTTGGGATGAAGCAATAATTGACTGGGTAGCCTCAGAGTTGCAAATGCAAGGCCCAGTAAACTAGACCTATGGCAGACGAAACTCAATCATCTATTCGCATTACAAACCTACAGGTTTACGAAAAGCTCATGGAGCTAAACAGCGTACAGATTGAGATGCTGGTTGATCTGCGCAACATGAAGGCAATCCCTGAAAAGGTGTCTGCAATCGAGCGTGAGTTAGCCAGGCTCAAGGTAATCGCCGGAATGTCTTACGCTGTATTCGCCGCAGTCCTAACTGGGGTGACTGCCGCACTAATTAGGTTGCTATGAGAACCGCAGACTGGCGGCTGGTCTACGATGAGAAATACATCACTGCACACTATGGCGAGATGTCAGCATTTCGCAAAGCGAACAACATGCAACCACACTCGGGAACTGATTGGGCCAGACCGCTAGGCACTCGCATCCCAGCTATTGCCAAAGGCACTATTCGCCTAATCGAGTTCTCAGATGTCTTAGGCTGGGTTGTCGTTCAGACAGCTATGGATAAAGACGGCGTGATCTGGTATCTCGGCTATTGCCACATGGATGCGAAGCCTGGTTACAGCGTGGGCCAGAAGGTTACCAAGAGCCAGACCATAGGACTTCTTGCAAATAGTGGCCAAAGCTCGGGGCCTCATGTCCACGTCACAGCGTCTAAAACTCTTAGGGGCGTGTTCGGTGTAACCGCTGACAAGGTAGATGTCTACAAGCTAATCATGGCTAACATCAAAGGCGCTGAGCCAGAGGTATGCAAGTGTTGCAAAAGGCCACTGTAAAAAAAGCTTGCCTCTCAGTCCTAGACGGCATGTTCTTTCTCGGGGCTGCACCTAGCTCAGAGCCTGACAACTGGAAGTTCAGACGGCGGCTAATCTACGGTTCGTATCGGATAGCAGTGGCCATGATTGTCTTTGGCGCAATTACCTTTTTCTTTGACACAGGAGTCAGCAATCAACTGGTCATCGGCGGGGTCGCACTGCTAAGTATTATTGCAACCGCTTATACTGCAATAGCTACAATCGAAGATGTCAAACGAAACAGTAAGGAAGACTATTGAAAATTCTCACAGTTGAATTCTGGAGTTATGCCGGAGAGAGATCCATCAAGACATTCGCACAAACTGCTATCGCCTCACTAGGTGCTGGGAGTGTCGGACTCTTGAGCCTTGACTATGCAGCGCTATTTAGCGTGGCAGGTGGAGCAGCTTTGCTATCGGTGCTGACTTCTATCGTTGCCAAATCCAAAGCGTAACCGAAACGTGACATTTACTAATGTAGTTCTTCGGTTACATTAGTAGCCAATTGTTTACATTTGTAAACTATTGTTTACATTAGTAGTCAAGAAACCGAGTAGCCCAACTAGTAGAGGCAACCCAAAAAAGGTAAAAAGTCTAGGTTTAAGTCCTAGCTCGGTTACGGTGGTTAGTGACTTGCGAACACCATGCGCAAAGTCAGCCAAAAGTTCTAAGCGCTTAGACTTAGTAGGCTTCACCCAACTGCTTCGGTCAGAACTAACTTAGGCCGAGGTCTAGGGTCTGCAATGGTTTCGACCTAGCTCAAAGCCGAAGTGCAGGGCTAGGGACTCGGGTTCGATTCCCGACAGATCCACGCCGGATACCCAAGCGATCTTTGACAGTAGTCCCTCCCCAAATGCCATGAGCCTCTCCCGCATCCAGCGCATAGGTCAAGCACTCAACCTGGACAGGGCATTGTCGGCATAACTTCTTAGCTGCCCTTGAACCACCGACTCCCGAGGTCTCGGCAAACCATAACTCAAAGTCTGTTGTCTGGCATGGCGGGATAGATTCGGCGCGCTCGATTGCACGCGCTAGGGCGATGTAGGTTTTCATAAGTGGATGTTAGCGAACGCTAAAAGAAAATGTCAAATCATTTCAAATAAGGGCTATGATAATTCTGTTGCGATAACACCGCTTTTCGAGGTAAGGCAAAACAGTCGCAGCGATTGCCGTTCCTGATTAGCAAAAAATAGTTATATCGTATTTAGGTCGCACCGCTGCAAAGTGAAAGACGGTCGCCTAGGCGAAGTTAGATGAATTGCATACAGGCTAACAACCCCCTAGAGGAACCAACTCTCTAGGGGGTTTCATCTTTCATCAGGGCTAGTGCCTCCCCAGATACCATGACGCTGATTAGTCTCGATTGCGTAGGTGAAACAGGCATCTAGAATCGGGCATGTCCGGCAGGTAGCTTTAGCCGCTTTAGTCGCAACCGCTCGCAGCTCAGGGTCTGAAATGTCCTCGGGGTAAAAGGCATGAGGTATCTTGTCGCAAGGCACGCCGCCATTTTGATTTATCACCTTGAGCAGTTTCATGTACTGCGATCCGAGGTGACCGTATGTTGTCACCTAAAATGTCTGTCCGTTGCCATAGTGTAAGGCTAACTAATAAAGGAGAATAATGGAGCGTTACGCACCAGCTAATCTCAATGGGGCAAAGTTGCTTGGGGTCTTTGAATCAGGCACTCCTGAGTGGCATGAGGCGCGTGCTGATGGCATCGGTGGCTCAGAGGTTGGCACGATACTAGGACTAAACCAGTGGGAGTCGCCTTATTACCTTTGGGCAAGTAAGACTGACAAGCTGCCGCCAAAAGTAATTAACTCATTCCCAGCCTGGCTTGGGACTAACCTTGAGCCTTTTATCCTCGGGCCGCTACTCAAGCACCAGCATCCCGATTGGGAAGTCTTTACAACCGGCACTTATCAGCACGCAACTATTCCTTACCTTCACGCAAACCCAGATGGGCTGGCAAAGATTGACGGTGAGTGGGTAATAGTTGAGGCCAAGACTTCACGCAACTATTGGAGCGAAGTTCCACCAGCCTACAAAGCGCAGGTGATGCATTACATGAGCATCTTAGGAATCAAGCGCGCAGTAATTGTTGGCTTGGTCGCAATGGACTGGGTCGAGCACTGGATTGAGTATGACGAGTTTGAGGCGCAGGTAGCAGAACAGGCTTGCGCTCGGTTCTGGTCAGGGGTAGTAAATGACACTGCTCCAGATTGGGATGGGTCGGAATCAACTTATGAGGCGGTAAGGGAATTACACCCTGACATCGTGGATGAGCAAATAGAAATAGACGGCATCCATAACTTGCCAAAGCTTGCTGCCGAGTTTGACCTAGCCGAGTCTGAGCTACGCAAAGCCAAGAGCATCGTGCTTGATCTTATGGGCAACTCTAAACACGCGGTTATCATTCACGAAGGCGAGACTATTCGGGTAGCATCGAGATCAGCTAGGGGTCAGGGCCGGCCTTACCTCGTAATCAAGAAGGGCAAATAATGGTTTTACTAGGCGATACTGTCACAGTCCATCGCACGATTGCAGGAAACGAAACTTACATAACCGGCGCAATCTCTGGCATAGTCCTAACCGACTCGGGAGATTTGCGCTACTTTTACATTCGCGGACTAGACCAGTCAATTTGGATGCAAGACGGCTGGGTATTTGAGGAAGAAGAATACGAAATAGAAAGCGATGATGACGATGAAATTTGACCTAAGCAAATACAGCACTGTAGCCGAGCGACTAGCGCAGTTCCACAAAGACCATCAGGATGGGCGCATTGTTACTCACTGGATCAACTTGGATGAATACACAAGCTGGGACACGAAAGACAGCACAGGCAAACGCACCTGGGTTATCAAGACTTCTATTTATCTAACCGCTGGTGACCAAGCCAACAACCTACCAAAGGCAACTGGACACGCTTTTGAGGTTGACGGCGGAGCAGGTGCAAACTCAACATCTGCCCTTGAGAACGGAGAGTCAAGTTCAATTGGCCGCGCGCTAATGGTGATGGGCTACAGCATGAACAAGGAACCTAACACACTAGCCTCGCGAGAGGAAATGGAAAAGGTGCAACGTGGTGCAGCGCCGAGGGACTTCCTAGCTGAAGGCAAGGCCGCTAAAGACATTGACCAGCTACGCTTTATCTATGTTCAGGCAAAGGCTGCCAAGACACCGGACAAGATACTGGAAGCGATCAAGGCTCATGGCGAATCACTCAGTGCTGGAAGCCAAGATAAGGGAACTGGAAGAGGCATACCAAGCGGCGGCGAGACAAAGCAATGAAGAACTTGCCAGAATGTATAACCGCGAACTTATCCACCACCTTCTAAGGCTGGCTGATGCTCTCCGAAATACAAATACAAATCCAAGAACTGATAGCTGAGAACTCTAAGGGTTACTCGGCGCTTTATGAGTGTGAAAAGCTAGTCGCAGAGGCTGACTACGAATTAGACACAATCGAACAGACGGCGTTCATAGAGGCTGACGGAACTGTGGCCGACCGCACTGCCATAGCTAGGCTGAAATCGTCTCAGAATCGACTACAGCGCGATTTACGCAGGGCTGAGATGAACCGAGTGAAGATGAAAATCAAATCTATAGAGACTGCGCTTATGGCGCTCGGCACTCAGGCACGTCTGATGCAGGCTGAAATGAAGTTGTGAACAAGGCAACACGCGATAAAGTCCTATCCCGAGATGAAGGCTCATGCTGGCACTGTGGAGAGCTGGAAGCAATCTCTATACAACACCGGCAGAATCGAGGCATGGGTGGGAGCAAGCTACAGGACAGGCTAGATAACCTAATCGTGCTTTGCTCAGTTCTCAACGCGGCTATTGAAAGTGACGCGGCCCAGGCAAACTATGCGCGCGATCATGGCTGGAAGCTAAACAGCTGGGATGACTACAGCTCACCGGTGTTTCGGGCCGAGACTGTCAAGTGGTATCAGCTAGGCATCAAAGGTGAGATGACTCAAGTTGATGCACCTAGTTGGCTCATTTAACTGTTACCAAGTTGTTATCAAAAAAGGCTTCTACAGTTTGACATTCTAATTTCGAAACCAGTATTATTGTCTCAAGAGGTCAAGGGGATCTTAGGAAAAGGGAAGAAAAAATGACAACAGAAGCCAACAAGTTCTTTGCTAAAGCAGTAATCAGAGACTTAATGCAAAACCTACGCTCAGAGTTTCCAGCAGCAGTGTTTAAGACAAAGTGGGGAGTGACCCCATACGGCAAGCTACACGCCACAGTAACAGGCGAGGGACAGGTTGCGGTCTGGGAGATGGACACGCTGGCAAACATCCACACGAACAGGTATGTTGTAATTCACACCGAAGCCAAGACCTACAATCTAATTTGAAACCTAGAGCTGGGCATCTCTAAAAAAGGCCTATGAAGAAAGGGGCAAAAATTGAAGCTAACATTTAGCGAGCTAAGCAAGTCACTCGAAGCGGAGCGCATAGACATCTCGTATCGAAAGCAACTAGCACCAGCGCCGGTTCAGGTCGTAACTAAAACGCTCAAGGTAATACCCGAGCGATTCAAAAAGATTTACTTCCACGCTGGTCGGTATGCAGCAGGTGACCGCGACAGCTTGGCGATAGAAGCATGGACAGCATACGAAGATGAGGAAAACTTGTGAATACAGGCATACAGCGGATCTACAAGTCCGAATCTACGCAATACACCACAGTCCCAAACTGGGTAGTCCGCAACCCTAGCTATAGCCCTAACTGCTTTAGGTTGCTGGCGTACCTGCTAAGCCACCAGAGCGGCTATGAGCTTACCTATGGGCAGATTGAGCGACAGACAACCCTAGGGCGCTACGCGATCAACGAGGCGGGCAAGTTTCTTATTAGCCAGGGGTGGTTGGAGTGGCGGCAAGACAAGGGCAGTGACGGCAAGTACTTGGCTAAAACCTGGATAATTACAAACCCAACCAGCGTTGATGATTCCATTGCGGATGAACCCGCTACCCAATCATTCCACTACGGAACAACCAACGGACATAGAGAAGAACACTTAAGAGAGAAACAAACTACTAAGAGAAGAACACTCAAAGAGCCTTTAGCAAATAAAGGCTTTGATGAATTCTGGGCTGAGTATCCCCGCAGGCTAGACAAGGGCCAAGCTCAAAAGGCTTTCAAGTTAGCACTAACTAAAGCAAGCTTTGAGCAGATCATGGCGGGCGTAGTTGCCTACAAGTCCGACAGCACTCGCAAGCAGGAATTTACCAAGTACCCCGCAACATGGCTAAACGCTGAATCATGGCTAAACGAGATAGCACTATCGCCAGACTCGGAAGCAGGCCAGCGTGCAAAGCTAAGGCGTGACCGCGATAAGGAAATCTCTAGCGCCTACCTGCAAGAGCAGAGAGACGCGCAGGCTTACTCAGCAGCCCCGCCTCAGTGCTTGCATGGCTCGGCAATCGCTAGGTGCATAAAGTGTTCGCGCGGACTAAGTGCCTAGTCAAACCTGCACTCGGTGCGGCTGGGTATGGGATAACAACTCAACCCGAAACATCGTTGACATCTGCCAGTCATGCCGAGCGCGCAAGCAGTCAAAAATCTCGGCGTGTATTGTCTGGCAGGGCCACTATGCCACCGACTATGTCACACCCATAAGAGATGATGGAAGCGTGGTCTTGGCAGGTCTTAGGACTTGCCACAAAAAAGACTGCGTGAACCCGGCTCACATTAGTAAAATAAAACCAAACGAAGGGAAATAAAAAAATGGCAAAAGTAACACTAGAGGCAGCATTGGTAGAGCGCATCATCGAGGGGTTTGGCTTTGTAGCAAGCGAGGGTTACAAGACGAAGGCGGGCGAAGATGCTAAGGCTTACTACACTGTCTGGGCTAAGGACAAGGTCGCAGTCGGTGAAATTGTTAGCGTAGAGGGAGATCTAACCGTCAAGCTCTCCGATTACACAAACAAGCTAACCCAGCAGCTAACTAACAAGGCTGAGGCAAACATCAACAACGCAACGCTCATGCAATCGAATGACGTGCCTTTCTAAATGAGATCCTTTGCCGCTTTCGAGGTAGTCGGAGTAGAGCCAGCACCACAGGGTTCGAAACGCTACCTTGGGAACGGTAGGTTCATCGAAGCAAGCAAGAAACTTGAACCCTGGCGCAATGCAGTCGCTCAAGCGGTTCATCAGATGTTTACCGATACAGGGGACAGCACACCCTTTACAGAGGCTTGTCAGGTCAAGGTCACCTTTATCCTCCCAAAGCCTAAAACAGTCAAGAGAGACCGGCCTACAGTCCCACCTGACTGCGACAAGCTACAGCGATCACTAGGGGACAGTATTTCACTTCCACGTTTTGCAGTCTTGCTAGAGGATGATTCCCTAATCTGCCGGTGGGATGCCCGAAAGGTCTACGGCACAACCGAGACGATGGGCTGCAAAGTTGTTATAAGTTTGTTACCAAAAGACACGCTAGATAGTTGACGCACTCGTTTCGAAACCACTAAACTCTAACTAAGAGGTCAAGGGGATCTCGGGAAAGAGCCAAAATGTTTTTCAAGTCAGACACAATCTTCAAAGTCTTACTAACCCGCAAAGGCGCAGAGAACTACATCGCCCGTCACTTCGCCGGCCGCTTTGACATCACTATTCAGGAAATCGACAACAAGTTCTTCGTGGTCGGCTAATGAAGACCGAGACACTCAAGACCTCACACGCTGCACTAGCAGGCATCGTCATGATCGGCGGAATAGCTTTGCTAGTAACCGACACACACCGCATCATCATCAAGTTCGTCTGGGACATCTTGGCGAGCTTCTACGACTCACACATAGCCTTCTGAAAGGGGAAAGAATGAACACACGCACCTTAGACCCAAACACCAGCCACGAAGCCGAGAAGTCGGTCACAGGGCTTGCATTTTCCTATCGGGTAATACTCGGCGCTTTGCGCGATTACGGCCCTATGAATGACGAGAACCTAATCAAGGTATGGCGCAAGACTCAAACCAAAACCGCATCAGACTCAGGCATCCGCTCACGCAGATCAGAGCTGGCCGCTACTGGGTTGGTCATAGATTCCGGTGAGCGTCAACGCATGGACTCAGGGCGCATGAGCATCGTTTGGAGCATCGCATGAGCATAAACACCAGGCTACTCAGAAAAGCCGCTGACAGCACCCTAGACGCTTTAGAACTGCTTTCGTATACAGAAGGCTTTGAAGCGGCAACTAACGCCTTAGATGAGCTTTCAGACATAAAGCACAACTTTGACGAGGTACAGGTTGCAGAGATTTTGCGTTGGGCAGCACGTGAATTGCGAGGCGAAAATGCCTGAACAAATTTGGGAAAGAAAAAGAGACTCAATAGATCAGATGACTGACGAATTGTTTGCTCAACTTGATGAAATAAAAACACCAATGGCTATGGCTTATGTCTCAGCTTTGATTGAGTTCAACGTCAAGCCAGAGGGCATGAAAAAGAATGAGTACAACAAGAAGCTGGGAGAGTTACGGCATATGGCACGTGGATACGTTTTAGGGAAAGCTGGAGAAAATGATTGAGGTCAGACGCTGGATTGCCGAGCGCCTATTTGAGCGCGAGCTAGACGAGGATTACCAGATGGGATGCCGAGCCGGACATGATCATGCAAAGGAAAACGCAAAGGCTCAGATTGAAGCCGCTGGACTTGTGACCGCAAAAAAGAATCAACCAGGGCTGGCACTAGCGTTAGAGGCGCTGAAATGATGATGAAGATTACAGTCTGGCAACTGCCAAACTGCGTGCAGTGCGACAACACGAAGCGCCAGCTAGACAAGCGAGGCATCGTTTATGAAGTCAGGGATCTACACCGCAACCCAAAGGCAGTCGAGCGGTTCAAGGAACTTGACCTAATCTCAGCACCGATTATCGAAACTGATAACAAACGCTGGTCAGGCTTCCGGCTTGACAAAATCAACAGCCTTGACATCCATCTACGCACCGAGCGAATGAGGGGTATCAGCGTGCCACTAGAGCCTATGACTCAAATAGCAGAGGACACAACGGATGATGAATAAATGGAACATCGGCAACTTTGCCCAAGTGCAACTGCTGCTAAGAGACAAGAATCTAGACTGGTCAGCCGACTTTGACTCCATTCGGCTACTGCTGGCAGACGTGATAGACGAACACGCTTTGAGATCTGAGTACTCATACGGCACTCTCAACTACCTAGTCGAGAAGCTACTCGAAGATGAAAACGACCTAACAGCATGAGCATCCAAGAGCTGATTGCTAGTCAGGCGCATTTAGCTTTTCAACATGGTGTCAGGCACGAGCAAGAGCGCAATGTTGCACTAGCTAAGTCCCTAATTTGCTTTGACAATTTAGAGGGCACAGGTTGCGAACATTCGGTTTGCTTCATGCTTACTGAGCTGATTGAAAAGATACAAGCATGAGCCACAGCATTTATAACCAAAAACGAATAATCGCATTGTTGCTTATAGCAGCAATAGGAGAACAGAAATGAGCCACAGCATGGACTATGAGGACACCGGCCCGACTACTGCCTACTATCAAGGTTTTGATGCAGGCATTAAGGCGGAGCAGGAGCGAATAATAACCGCACTCCGGGACAAGGCAGCTACCAGAACAGTCCTTGAGACTTTGGCAGCACCCTTTTACATAGATGAACTAATCGAGACAATTAGAGAGGCACAAGATGACTAAGCAACCGTTCGGAAATTCCGAACAGTTCAAGTTGTACAAGATGTACAAGTCAGCGAATTGTCACACTAACCGCCGATTCGTCACGCATACTTTGCACCTAATTAGCACTTATGTCAAAACTATCCCGAAAACGGAATAGTTTTGACATCTGTAAAAACATACAAGCTAACATCCGTAAAAACATGAAAGAGATAACATGATTAAGTTTAGAAGCTACAGAGACTCAAGTTCTTTCACCACCTATGTATTTGGAATCAACCTCTACGACATGAAAACCCAACCAACGCTGGACATCATTATCGGCAAGAGAGTGTTCGTGTTCTTCATAACAAGAAAAGAGCGATGATGCTTGAAAACCTACAGATACCACAGTCCACAATGCGTCACTGCAAGATCGGAGCGATAGCGGAAACGCTGGACGCAAAAGATAAAGCAATACTCTTAGATGCCATAGCTAACCCGGCGTGGGCAATCAAGACTCTCTCTAGGGAGTTAGCGAAGCTAGGCATACACCTAAGCGATACACCGCTTACCAATCACCGCAAACGAACCTGCGCTTGCTTTAGGGCATAGGCTTAGAGGATGCTAGAGAATCTAGAGCCAGCGCGAAAGATCACTGCACCTAAAGATTTTAGACCAGGGGTTGTCTTTGACGGCACTGAGGGAACAGCAACAACCGAGGGCATGGCAGAGCTGCCTAACTTCGATGACTTCCTGCTAGAGCGTGGCTATCCACCAGAGCAGTACGAGATAGTCGGCACTCCGAGAACCTCACAGTGGCAACAGCGCGAGGGCGGGGACTGGCTAACCAGCTATCGGTTTAGCTTTAGGAAGAAGGCTGCCGATTTTGACCTACCTGCCCTATTCGCTATGGCTCGGAAAGTCAAAGCGCCGGTTGTGAAAGTAAAAAGTAAGGAAAAATCCTTACTAATCTTGCCAGCTGATCTACAGGTCGGCAAGGCTCAAGGCAGTCGAGGCGGCACACCCGAGCTAATAGAGCGTGTAATGGCCAGCTATGACCGCATAGAGGAACAGGTAAAGGCCGGCAAGTATGAGCACCTCTGGATACTAGACATGGGGGACATCATCGAGAGCCTTAGTAGCAAGGCAAACATGCAACAGCTACAGAGCAACGACCTAAGCCCAATGCAGCAGACCGACCTAGCCGCATCGCTGATGTTTGAGCTAATCAAACGCATGAGCAAGTACGCACCGATTACTTATGGCTCAGTAGCTTCCAACCACTGCCAGAACCGATTCATGGGACAGCAGGTAGGCGCTGTTGGACTTGATGATTGGGGCGTAGTCATTGCCCAGCAACTCCGCAGACTAACCACCGAGATCGGCATGAACGTTGACTACCTGATACCACAGCCACTAGACGAGGGCTTTGCCTTTCAGTATGGCGTGAATACTATCGGGGCAGTGCACGGTCATCAAGCCTCGCGGCCAGAAGGAATAAAGAAATGGTGGATGGCGGCTCAATTTGGCTCACAATGGGCAAGCGCGGTGGACTGCTTAATAACTGCACATTTCCATCATCTCCGGATAGAGGAGCTAGGCCAACGGCATGACGGTAAGGGATCTAAGTACTGGGTGCAGTGTCCGACATCAGACGCAGGATCTGATTGGTACAGACGGCAAGCTGGCCAAGACAGCACAACAGGCATACTTACCATTGAGCTAGACAAGCACATACCATTCAGCGGACAAGTGACCAAGCACTGATGCCTACCTTTGACTACACCTGTGAGCTAGGGCATGAGCTAGAGGTGACCCACTCAGTCCACCGGATGCCCACCATACCCTGCCCTATCTGCGCGAAAGAAATGAAAAGAAAAATAACTACCCCTGCCATAGTGTTCAGAGGTAAGGGCTTCTATACCACCGATAAGGGAAGCTGAGCTGAGCTATGTTCCCTAAGCCATGCATGGATTGCAGAAAGCTATACAGGGGTAGAGGGGAACGCTGCGAAGATTGCAGGCTCAAGGTATCAAGGGCTAGGGAGGCCGACCCCAATCGCCGAGCATACAAAGCAAACCTCTACAACGCGGAATACAAAGCAAAAGCAAAAGCAATAAAGAACTTCAGCACTCACTGCCACATCTGCAAGGAAGCGTTCACAGATAGAGGACAGATAAGCGCCGACCACTTAAGACCAGGAGACCCCACTAGCCCTCTAGCTCCAGCTCATTTGATCTGCAACGCACGTAGAGGTAACCGGTGGTAGTAACACGCTCGCTAATAACGCTGACATGTATACACTAGGCAAGGCAACCACCTACCGAGGGGCGCATACCCCTACCGCTATATCCCGGGGCGGGGCAATTCTCTGCAATCCCTATCTACAAGATACCCCGAGGCTACTAGCAGGCAGCCATTCGCGTTTGAAAAGCTGACTTTGATACACTAGATGTAGTGCCAAACAACCTAACCCGCACTAGATGTAGAGATGACATGCCAAACCCTGCAAAGCCAATTGAGCAAAAAAGACTTATCGGCAATCCTGGCAAGAGACCGCTACCAGTTCAGGCTGAGATGATATTGCTGCCAGCAGGCAAGGTCTCACCGCTTAGACCGCTTGAGTACGCCGGCCTACAGCTTTGGAATTCTGTGTTTCAAGCAGGGGATCTCTGGATTAGTAACCGGACAGACGTGCATTTATTGCAGATGACAGCCGAGCAACTAGACCGCAGGGAGTCACTTAGGGCTGCGCTAGTTGACAACCCTACGGAGAACACAGTGCTAATGAGGCTGGCCGAGCTAGAGAAGTCCATCTCTGGCAATCTAGGACTGCTTGGCTTCACGCCTTCAGACCGAGCCAGACTCGGATTGGCTGAGGTCAAGAAGGAATCCAAGATAGATGAGCTGAGATCGCGCAAAGCAAGTCGCGCGTAATGCAGTCATGGCCACCTCGCTACCTAACCCCAGTGAGTAAAACTGAAATGTCCAAAGGCGAAGGCAAGCTAGTCATTGACTTTGCAGAGACTTTCGCAATCATCACTAAAGACTCGGTCGCGGGCAAGGCAGGCACACCGCTAATACTTAGACCCTGGCAGAAGGAGCTAATCCGTCATGTCTTCGCCGGTGATGCAAACGGATACCGTAACCGCATAAGTCTCATAGGCCAGCCGAGGAAGAACGGCAAGTCAGCCCTAGGGTCACTGTTCGGTGTCTACAGTTTGATACTCGGTGCAAAAGGTGCTGAGGTCTACAGCGTGGCAGCCGAAAAGGAACAGGCACGAATTGTATTCGCTGACGCTAAGCGCCTGATTGAAGCCAGCCCAGAGCTAACCGCAATCACAAAGCTTTACCGAGACGCTATCGAACTCCCTGGTGAGGGCAGCGTCTACCGAGTCCTATCTGCTGAGGCTTACTCAAAGGAAGGGCTAAACCCATCTGCCACAATCTTTGATGAGCTGCACGCTCAACCTTCGCGAGAACTGTTTGATGTTATGTCATTGGCTATGGGAGCCAGAGGCAGGCAGGGTACGCTGATTAGTATCACAACCGCAGGGGTCAAGTCAGACTCTACTGGTCAAGACTCAATCGCCTATAGCCTTTACAACTACGGCAAGCGCGTAGCCTCAGGCGAAGTGCAAGACGACACTTTCTTTA